AAGAAGCCACATCTGACTTACTGAGCCGAAAAATAGTTCTGCCGTCGTTCCCTGCCGAAACGGTGAGCTCACGGGATCCCCGCTGATAAAGCACGGTAAACTCTTTTTTAATTCAGGCACTGTGCCCTGATGTAGTCCTGCAAATACTTCAGGGCTTTCTGGTCGCGGATGATTCCGGAACGGATACCGAGAATGTTTCGTCCAGCAACGTCAGAGAGTTCGACGGTTCCTGCATCGCCCACGCTGCCGGTGGAGGTGGTGTAATCCTGGACGGGACACTTTCCTTTGACGCGCACCCGGCCACCATTATCGAGACGCTTACGCAGAGCATCATTTTCAGCATTCGCATCAGCAAGCTCCTTTGTGTATTTCGCATCAAGTGCCGCAACGTCTCGCTGGCGCACCTGCATGTCGGTGATGGTGGCATTCGCCAGACTGAGCGCCTGCGCTTTCTCGTCACGCTGCTTTTTGTACTCAATGGCGTTGTCACGGTACCGGTTTACCAGAAAGGCCAGCGCCCCAGTAAGAACCAGCACCACCAGCGGAAACCAGTACTTCCTCAGCAGCACCTGGATCATAACAATGCCGCTCGTGCACGTTTGTAACGCTGACGGCGGTCTTCAATGCCGTTCTGACCGCCATTAATAATCTGCGTGACGCGGGCCAGGTCGCCGGAATAAAGCAGGCATCCGCTGGTGGCAAAGAACCATGCCGCTGAACGCGCCGCGTTAACGTCCTGCTCCAGCAGCTCAGGGTTGGTGACCAGGTCGAGTTTCAGCGCGGTACCGCATTTGGTGTAATTTGCCTGGCCGGTGATCTGAATCAGGCCACGACCGCGATATTTCCAGCCGTCGCCCGCCGCTTTGTTGCCCAGGCGTTTGCTGTAAACCAGATTGGCAATGGCGCGCTGACGTTCCAGCGGTAACACCTTTTCATATGAGCGGCGGCCCAGCGCATTTGCCTGGTCCTGAGTAAGCCGACCGGCACGAACAAAACTCGCGAGGCCCGCCACGCTGTAATTCATGCTTTCCACCAGCCGGGTGAAGCCAACAGATTCATGCCCGGTCTGGGTGATAAACATCGCCTGGTCTGCTGGCGCGATGATTCCAAATTCTTTCATGGCCGCATCGATGTGCGGAAACCAGCGCGCAGCTAATCCGGCGCTTATACCAGCCGCCTGCTGAAATTGTGATTGGTTCATTCCGGCCTCAATACATGGAAGATTCGCGCGACGTTGCCCCGGGCGCGAAACACGGCAGCGCAGATGATTAAGTTGATGGCGACAGTTGCCCAGTGGGTATGCAGGTAGGAGTCAAACAGATACCGGAACGGCACCGATGCATACGCCAGGATAATCAGGTAAGCGAGCCATGACGCCCACGGGTTATGCCGCCCGCCTGGCTTACGGAACATCATCAGGCGCAGAACAATGGCGGCACAGGCCACCACGTTTGTCACCACCAGCGGATCGTTAGTTACCATTGGTTCCCCCTCTCCAGCGTGTGAGCAGCTTTAGCGGGTCCTGTTCACTGAAAAACGTCAGCGTCTTGATTGCCACGGCAGATAAAATCACAGCGCCGAGCGCGTCCAGTGGCTTGTCTGCGTAGCCGGTTATACTCGCCAGCCACGAACCCACCAGCCCGGAGCCATAAACGCCAGCGAAATACGACACGACGAAATACGCGGTACGGCGAAAAATCGTCAGGTCAGCAGCAGTGGCCACGTAGAACACCGCCCCGGCAAACGCGCCGAACACAACGCCGTAATCGGTGCCAGTGAGCAATCCATAAATGCTGGCACCGGTCAGCGCGCTACCGGCGGCTGCGGTACCGGAAAAAGGTTCGGACATTACGCCCCCTCGTTAGTGGTGAGTCCTCTCAGGAATGAGGGGAAATAAAAAAGGCCCACCGAAGTGGGCCCTGTTGCAGATGCCATCCCGCTGCACTGGCGATGTATAAGGCATGAGCCAAATAATCCAGTTAATCGGCTCATTTAATGAGGTGAATCCATCAGATTTACTTTTCGGCGCTATGACAGGGGTACTGATGCAATGCACCTCGCGAATACCCCTGTCGTATCGCCGGAAAGCAAAAACCCCGCATTAGCGGGGCTTTCGAATTTTTCAGATTGTCGCTTTTAGTTGCTGCCATTTTTGCGCAGCTCTGCCAAGCATGAATTAATTAAACACTTTTCTGGCTCGTTTTCAATGCTGCGGTGAAGAAAAAGCACGAACTGTAAAAATCACTCTTCCTCAGCCAGCAGCTTTCGGGCAGATAAAAACACCTTTGCCCTGAATATGTCCAGACACCAGCGCACCCTTCGCCTTGCTTCACAGTCGGACAACCACGGTGCTATTGACTGCAGATCTCTGGTGATATCGGAGATTTTCTTGTGTGTAGTGTAATACTGAACGCCAACCATATAGACTGGATCGTTCACATCCAGGGCAAGCAAAACACATTGCTCAACAAAATCTGCGTCATCATTGCGTAGTGCCTGGTCGATGATACTCACCGGGGTTTTAGGCCATAAAATGGCATGAGCACGATTCATCATGTGCTGACCTTTGAAGCCTTCACTTCTGGCCTGGTTTAATGCGGCTGTAAAGCGCTCAAGCGCCTTATCCGACCAGCGATCTCCTTTTATCGTGCTCCAGCAGGCATGATTTCTGGGCATGCGCGGGCCCGCGTCCCCGCTGACACTTCCCCCCCATATTGTCAGCAATGATTTTATCCATCCTGACTGGATACAGGTAAGTGGCGTAAATCGTCCAAGGTAGCTTTTGCGCGGAGCGGCGGCAACAGCGCCCAGTCCCATATAGTGCTGCCGGCGTTGGCGCGGTGTCATTGTGCAGCCCTCATTGCTGTTTTAATGTAATTTCTCAATATGCGGTAATCCGTTACAACCGATCCGCGAAAGCGGTAAATTCTCAGGCGTTGCCAGCGGAGGCGGATAACGTCCATTTTGTAGTTTTCTCTGTTCACCACTTCCCCCCTCTCGTTTCGAACCAGTCCAGAACGTACCCGATGGCCAGCAGGGCGGCCCAGCCAATCTGGTAACAATTTTCGGTAGTCATGCGGCCTCCTGCTGTTTTAGTACTTTGAGTTTTGCGCGGTACTCATCGCGGATCCGGATGTAGTCGTCGCGCTTCCATTTCGGTAATTTGTGCGGGCCCATCAGGGCATCAAAGCGGGCCTGGCCGATTTTGGCGATTAGCGCCGGACGGAAGGCAGTCAGGTTGCCGGAGAGGTGGTTATTACAGACCGAACACTGCTTATGGCAGTTGTCTTCGTCAAAGCGCAGCTCCTGATTCGCGCCGGTCGTGCGGAAATGCCCGGCATGATATTGCCCGTCGTGATGCCGCCCGCAGCTGATGCAAGGGAGATGTCGATCGCGGTACCGGATGAATTCGTTAAAAGCCTGCTGGGCCTGTTTGATGAAATAGCTGAGCGGCTTAACTGCCTGTCGCCGTTCCGCCTGGCGTGCCCGCTGCTCTTTCTCCTCTTCGCGCTGGCGCTTCTTCTCAGCACGCATAGCGTCGGCCTGGTTCTTCGCGGTCTGCTCTTTGCCTACAGCGCTTGCGCATTCAAATGAGCAAACGACCTGTTCGTTCCGTACCGGGTGGAACCACTCCCTGCAATGGATGCATTTTCGACGAGGTTTTTTAGCCATGTTCACCCCGCAAAATTCATCAGCTGCGCGGCGGCGTTCTCGGCCTCACGCTGGTCGCGAAACACGCGGGACAGGATCCAACGCCACAGCACATCCAGCGCGGCCCGGTAGAGCTGCTGGAACTCTGTTTCGTCCATGCTCGCGAAAGAAATGCTGCGGGGATGTTTGCGAAGGGTACCGTCAGGCAACTGAATGGTGTCGAAATGTCCGGCCTCAATGGTTACCCAGGCACGATACGCATCGAAGGATTTGCAGAGGCTGATGCCGTTGGTAATGCGGCGGCTGGCCACCTGTTCCAGATATTGCTCAGCGGCATCCATCAGCGCGCTTTCGTTCCCGCCAAAGGCGGCAAGGAATCTGGCGTAACCGTTAACAAGCCTGCGTTCGTTGGAAGATATCGCGCCGCCGGTCGGTTCCCAGTACTCGAAACCAAGATTAAGCAGAGCGAAAAACTTACGATGAAATGCCGGGTTACGTAGCTGGCGAAACTCGGCTTCGAGTACCGCACCGAGCTTACATCTTGAATGCAGAAAATCGCTGGTCTCGGGCGTAGCCGGGATCAGGATTCCTGATGATTGCTTGATTAATTGCAAGTGCGCCATGGTGTTCACTCCGTGGCGCATAATTGTCAGGTTACTGGGTGTTCAGGCCAGTTCGATAATTATGATTATGGAAATAGTATTAAGTCAATCCTTAGAGATCATCTCACTCACAACTTCCAGCAATGTCTCTTTTGACCAATAATAATCATCACTCGTTAATTTTCTGTAAGTTACTGAACCGTTTTTCGTTGAGATGATGTATCGATCTTCTTTTTTTAGCCCGAAAGACATTACTTCACTTCCTTTCTCATCGGTAATTGTCACCCGAAAATTGTCAGCGAGAGCTAATTGAGCTACATCTGCCACTTAATTCCCCCTGAGCGACATACAGACGCATTTGTCGGAAATTCAGCAGCCGCGCAAAGGTGATTTATCTTTTTCATATGATGCAGGCTGCAATAAAAAACACTCAGTAAAACCACTCGTCAGCACTTTCCCAGGTTTCCTGCAGAATATTTGCGATTTCGTCTTTATCGCCACCGATAACATTGAGCCCGTCATTTTGTGCCCGGCGAATGGTCAGCTGGCACCCCTCGAAGCGCTTGTTTAATCGTTTTAACAGTTCGTTTTCCAGCGCCGGGATCGCGCCATCAGGCAGTTTTTTTGTACGTTCGATAGTGACTTCAACCTTCATGATCATCCCTCTCATAAAAATACTGTATAAATAAACAGTACACCCATACGGGAGAATGATCAACTCGATAAGCGCACAAATTGCGACACAGGTTTGAAAAGTTAAGTTGTTGTAAGCCATTGAATAAAAAAGCCACGGTACAACGTGGCTTAACATTAGTAGTATGCATGCAGCAGAGAGCTATCGTGTTTAACTCGGGCCTAAATAGTCGAAAGTGATGTCACTGAATCCCTTTCGCACTGCAAATGAATTAACACCATATGTGTCCTTATAGTGCTCCTCTACCTTAGGCATTATTTGAGAATAAAGATCGGCTTCATCAATCTTGTCGTCTCGTAAAACAAACGTATCGAACTCATGCCGTTTGCTATCGATATAATAAATAACTTTATATTTTGCTTTCATATCAGCCCCTCAGTCATTTTTGGCAACAATAATTGTAGTTTTTATCACCAAAAACGCCGTGGTATGACCAGCAATTTTAATTATGCAGCAAGATATTTCGCTCTACACATCTCCGGCAAGTTAGCCCTAACAAGTGCCTCAGCGAACGGCGGCGGTACCGCATTGCCGCAGCGCGCCACCTGCTTATCTTTGGCGTACTTCACGCCGCGATAGTCACGGTCAATGATATACCACTCCGGGAAGCCCTGGGCGCGGTACAGCTCGTGCGGTTGCAGCATACGCATACCGATATCGACGATGCGGTAAGTGATGCCGTCAACGGTCACCAGCCCGTCGCAATCCTCACCGCAGTATTCCCGCAGGAACGCCAGCGCCTGCGCTGCGCGCTGTTCGTCGTAAGACTCAACCGCAAGCATGGTTTCGACTTCTCCAACATGCAGGCCACCGGCTGTGATGGTCGGCATCGGCTCGTTTGTTCGCTGTCCGTCCCGGCAGGTACCTCGCAGTTTCACCAGATGAGAGGCTACAACCGCATGATGGTCGACAGTGGTCACTGAGTGCGCTGGTTCGTCCAACCCGACGCCCGGCCCTGAGTAATTCCCGCCGTAATGCTTCGCCAGGAATGCGCTAACCGTCGCGAACTTATTGCCGCCGGCAGTAACGGTACCCAGCGGATTGTCCAGTTGCAGCACACGTGGTTGCTGTCCGGGGCGTTCGCCATACCCCATCTGGATCAGGGTCGAAGTCACCAACTGCGATTTTCCGCCGCCACCAGCGGTAATCGTGGCGCTCGGTTCGTCAGCCCGGTGCCCGATGCTGGCACCGAACTGACGGGCAATTACTGGCGCAACGACGCATGACCGTGACTCTTTCAGGATGGTATGCGCGGGTTTATCCAGCGGGCGCGGTTTGGCCTGATACTCGCTGCCACCATTACCCGCCAGGAACGGGGTAAGTGCGGCTTCCACCACACCCAGCGCATGCCCGTTTCCGCCCGGACGCTTCGATGTACCGGCAGTGATTGTCGGTACCGGTTCGCAAACCTCCTGTCCGGTTGCGCCAGTACGGAATTTTGTCAGGTGCGGTACCGCGACAGCATAGCCGTGGGTTTTGGTAATGGTCTGTAGCGGATCCGCCAGCGCCTGTCCTCGGAAGCAGTCGTAACTGGTACGGGTGCTGGTGTGATTGCACTTCACGATAAACGGCGACGCATTGTCGATCACGAACCGCTGAATGCCTCGGGCAATGCGTTTGAGCGTGTTCTCGGCCAGCGGCTTTTTGCGGTCAAAAATCGACGGCGCCGGGATTGACCAGTCGATACACTCCGCCGCCGTCCGCCAGGCTTTAAGCTTACAGTTCTGCACTGCTGGCGATTTAGGATCGCCGTGTGTCGGCTCCGGCCAGGTCACCGACACGCCGTCGCACCGCATCACCATAAAAAAGCGCTTTCTGATTGTCGGCGCGCCAAAGTCACACGCCCGCAGCTCGCGGTGATCAACAGCATATCCGAGCCCGGCCACCAGCCGTTGCGCCTGTTCGCCATCTACGGCAATACCCAGGAACTCGCAGCACTCTGCCAGCGCAGGATGCCCGGCAGGTATACCACCGGACAGCATCCCGCAGAACGCCTCAAATGTTTCCCCAGCGCGGGCCGGATCCGGGCGCATCTCTGTCGCCAGCAGCGGTCCCCATGTTTTGAACTCCTCAACATTCTCCAGCATCATCACGCGTGGCCGCACCGCCAGCGCCCAGCGAATGACAATCCACGCCAGACCGCGAATTTCTTTCTCGACCGGCTTTGAGCCTTTCGCCTTCGAGAAATGACGGCAGTCCGGAGAGAACCACGCCAGCCCTACCGGACGGCCGGCAGTCGCCGCCATTGGGTTTACATCAAACACCGATTCGCAGTAGTGCAACGTATCCGGGTGATTCGTGGTGTGCATCGCGACGGCGTTCTCGTCGTGGTTGATGGCAATATCCACACTGCGGCCAGTCGCCAGCTCAATACCGGTAGACGCCCCGCCGCCACCAGCAAAATTATCAACGATGATTTCTCTCACGCGTATTTCTCCATGGCAGTAGCCAGCGAACGGGCAGCAGTGACGATCGCCGGTACCGGCATTTTTTCCAGCCACATACGGTTGATGTGATGTTTCAGGCGACGCTGGTGGTGCGCCGGGAGATCCCCGGCGATTTCCAGCTGCGCGAAGACCAGGCCAACCTCAGCAGGCCAGACTGTTTCCGGCACCTCCACCAGCAGCAGGCTTTCCAGTTCCACAATCCGGCGGTATGCGTACTCGAGTAATGCGTCACTCATGCTGCACGCTCCTGCTTAATGCCCATGCGCTGGCAGGCGGTAAGGAAAATTGCCGTCTCTTTTTCAATGCCGATGAACGTACGGCCAGTTTCCTGACATCCCACGCCTGTAGTACCACTGCCCATTGTGAAATCCAGCACCACGTCACCCGGATTGCTGTAGGTTGCGATGATGTATTTCAACAGCGCCAGCGGCTTTTGCGTTGGGTGAAAATTACCGGTTTGCTTATCGCTCGAGAAAAACTGAACATCACGCGGGTACCGACTGGTTGAGTCGTATTCCGTTAGGGATAGCGCTTTTCCGTAGCATTCCGAATCAACCATTTTTCGCTTAGATGTACGCCTCTGATGCCCGTGCGTGAATTGAGGGTTGTACGTCGGTTGGCGACGATAAAATACCTGAATGTTTTCATGGGCGCGCAGCGGCTGTTTTTTGGAATTGAGGAATCCTGTCGCGTTGCCTTTCTCCCAAATCCACTCGGTACGCCAGTGACGCAGATTGCTGCTGACTAGCACGCTGGTAAACGGCTGTGCGGAAAACAACACAATGGCTGCAGACGGTTTGGCGATGCGGTACAACTCCTGCCACATCACCTGCAGGTCAAGGACAGAGTCCCAGCGGCATTGCGTGGTACCGTAGGGAATGTCAGCGCAAACTAGATCAACAGAACCGTCTGCAATCGTGGGGAAGATATCGAAGCAATCAGCATTGTGCAAAGTGACATGCTCAGTCATTCCAGGCCTCCAGCTCGTTCTGAATCTCTTCGTCGATTTCATCCGTGGTGGCTTCTTCGTTCAGGTAATCGCGAGCCTCTTTCAGGTAGTGGTCGCGGCGTTCGTCATACCAGGCTGAAAACTCCGGCGACCATCCGAATGTGTCGCCCTGATAGTCAACTTTGGCGTTGTCTTCTGCCATTCGTTCAACCATGCAATACGCGGTGATTAATCCGCTTTCTGGAACGGGCATTGCATCCAGCACAGCACGGATGACATCTGTATCATTCTCAACCCATGACCATTCGCTAGTATCATTCCAGTCGTGGTCCAGGATGGCGGTTTCCGTGAATGCCTCAACTGCCTCTTCTGGAATTACGTCTGGCTTAAATGATGATTTCAGCGCCAAATTCTCCGCAGCCAGCGCACTGCGTTCAGCTTTCAGCTTTTCGATCGCCACAACCACGTCATCAACGCCGTCTTCGCCAACAGCCTGACGCATGGCCGTCTCCCACTCAATTTCGGCTCTGACAGCGGCGTCACGTTCCCGGCAAGCCGTACGCGTCGCTGCCAGCGCGCAGTCCAGCCGCCCCGCCAGTTCAGTC